CCGAGAAGGACAGCAGCTCGCCCGAGACGAGCGACAGCGCGAGCCCGTCGCGTGCCCGAACGACGGGGAGCCGCTCAAAGAAGGCGGCGACGGACAAGGACTCTTCTGCCCCTCAGACGGGTGGCGGCCAGGCGGCCGGTACGTCGGCAGCTGACGAGCAGGACGCGTGAAGCCCAGCGTGGGCCGCATCGTCCACTACGTCAGCCACGGCACCCCGGGCGGCGAGTACACCTCGCAGTGCAGGGCGGCGATCGTTACGGCCGTCGCCCCTGGCACTGAGGGGCGGGCGGTCTCGCTCGCGGTCCTGAACCCGGAGGGCCTGTTCTTCAACCAGAGCTGTGCTCAGTACGAGCCGGACGGCGCGGGCATGCCGCCCGGCGGTTCCTGGCACTGGCCCGAGCGCACCGACTGACCCGCCCGACAGCACGCATCGAGAGGAGGTGACGAGAGATGACGACCCCGTGGTATGCGACCCGCGAGGAGATCAAAGCCGAGCTGGACGTGAAGGAAACCGCACGCTCCAACGCGCGGATCGATCGCGCGCTGGCCGATGCGACCGAGGCCGTCGAGGGCCTGACGCACCGAACGTTCTACCCGGTGCAGGACACCCGCAAGTTCGACTGGCCGCCCCGCTCCGGGGCCACCCCGTGGATCCTGCGCCTCGACGCAAACGAGTTGATCTCCGTCACCTCCCTCACCTCCGGAAGCGTCACCATCGCCCCCGGGGACTACCTCCTACGCCGGGCCGACGACAAGGCCGAACCCCCGTACACGCGCATCGAAGTCAACCTCGGCTCCAACGCATCGTTCAGCGGGGGCCGCACCTACCAGCAGGACATCACCGTCACCGGGCTGTTCGGCTACCGCAACGACGAGACCCCGGCCGGCACCCTCGCCGCGCAGGTCGCGACCGCGGGCGCCACCACCATCACTGTCGACGGGCCCGCGTCGGCCGCACTGGGTATCGGTTCGCTGCTGCGTATCGACAACGAGCGGATGATCGTCACCGGCCGCGCCCAACTCGACACCGGGCAGGGCTTCGGCGACTCGATGACCGCGACCAACAACGACGTCTCCATCGGCGCAGCGAACGGGGCTGCGTACGCAGTCGGTGAGGTCATCCTCCGGGACTCCGAGCGGATGCTGATCACCGACATCGCAGGCAACCTCCTCACCGTGACCCGCGCCTGGGACGGCAGCGTCCTCGCCGCACACACCGACTCCGCGATCTTCGCACCCCGGATCCTCACCGTCGCACGCGGCGCCCTCGGCACCACGGCCGCCGCGCACAGCAACGGGGCGAGCGTGTACCGGTGGGACGCGCCCGGAAGCGTCCGGCAGCTGTGCGTCGCCGAGGCGCTCACTGATCTCCTTCAGGGCCGCTCCGGGTACGCGCGGACCGCGGGCTCCGGGGAGAACGAGCGCGAGGCGTCCGGCCGCGGGCTGAAGGATCTCCGCGACCGCGTGTACACCAGCCACGGCCGCAAGGCTCGGACGAGGGCGGTCTAGTCATGCTCCTTGACGTCTCCAGCAGCAGCCGCGGCCCCCTCTTCGACGGGCGGGCCCGCGCCGCCGCGAACGCCTACGTCAACCGGTTGGAACGCGACCTCGCCGAAGAAGGCCTGAACATCCTGCGCGGCGAGATGCACCGCGTGTTCCGCAACCCGACCGGCTACTACGAGTCCCGCTGCAAGGTCATCGAAGGCCACAAGATCTCCGACTCCCGCGTGATCTACGGGCCGTGGCTGGCCGGCATTGGCTCCCGGAACTACCCGGTGACCAAGTTCAAGGGCTACGACCACTGGCTTGTCACCCGGGACAGGCTCAACGCGCGCAAGGTCGGTATCGGTGAGCGGCTCCTGCGCCGGTACACGGGACGGATGTGATGCCCCGTGTCTCTTGACCTCGGCTCCTACCGCAGCGCGCTCGCGTCGCACGGGCAGGCCCTAGGCCTGTTCGATCAAGTGCTGGACCACGAGCCCGTATCAGCGCCCGGCAGCGGTCTGACGTACGCGCTGTGGGTGACCGACGTGGCACCGGTACCCGACCGGTCTGGGCTCGCCTCCGTGTCGGCCCGGCTGGAGATGGGCGGCCGCGTGTATTACCCCGCCGATAGCGAGCCACTTGGGGACGTCGACACCCAGGTCACGGGCGCCGTGAGCGGGCTGATGAACGCCTACAGCGGGGACTTCGAGCTCGGCGGGACGGTCGCGAACGTGGACCTGCTCGGCATGCACGGCGCCAGCCTGCGGGCCCGGTTCGGATACACGCGGCTCGACTCGACAACGTACCGGGTGGCCACGCTCACGGTGCCCCTGATCATCAACGACGTGTGGACGGAGGCCCCGTAGTGGCAAAGACAAGCGGCCTGGGTGATGCGCTTTTCATCGCAGGTAACGACCTGAGCGGTGACTTCACCGCGATCGGCAACGTCGGCGGCGGCCCATCACCGCTGACAACCACGGGTATCGACAAGGGCGCGATGGAACGGATCGGCGGCGCCCGTGACGGCCGGCTGGAGGCCACCGCGTGGTTCAACCCGACGCTGTCCCACCCGGTGCTGTCAGCGCTGCCGACGGCGGACGTGCACAGCATGTACTGCCGCGGGACGACGCTCGGCAGCCCGGCGGCGAACATCGTCGGCAAGCAGCCCAACTACGACGGGCAGCGCGGCCAGGACGGCTCCTTCCCGTTTTCGGTGTCCATGCAGGCCAACGGGTTCGGCGTGGAGTGGGGCTATCTCCTCACCGCGGGCAAGCGCGTCGACACCGTGGCGACGAACGGCACTGGCGTGGACTTCGGTCTCGGCAGCCCGCCGCTGTTCAACGGGCAGGGCCTGTTCGGGGCGCAGTGCTATCTCCAGGTGTTCGCGTTCACCGGGACCGATGTGACGATCAAGGTCCAGGACTCCGCGGACAACGCGACCTTTGCCGACGTCGCTGGCATGACGTTCACAGCCGTGACGACCGGGCCCGGGACGCAGCGGATCGCTACTGCTTCGGGGGCGACGATCCGCCGCTACCTCCGCGCCGTGACCACAACGACTGGCGGTTTCACCTCGTGCACCTTCGCGGTGACCGCCATCCGCAACGACGTGGCTACGGCCTTCTGAGAGGGGTGGGGTTCTCATGCAGATGGTCAACCGGATCGACCCGAACCTGCCTGTCAGCCAGTACCAGACGTACAGCATCACCGCGCCTCAGGACACCACGATCGTGGCCGCGTGCGAGCAGGTCGGGTGCGCGGCGTGGCTGAACGGCTGGGACTCCGTCATCGACGAACGCACCGAACTCGGCCAGCAGCAGGCCGCGTACATCCGGGGCCAGTCCCGGCGCGCGTTCCGGGAGATGAAGACGGACGCCGGGCTGACCGTGTTCCGCTTCGAGGCCCACCAGCGCTGTTTCGAAGAGCACCGCACCCGCCCGGAGATCTACCTCGTCCGCGACGGGGATCACCGTGGGAACCCGACCGGCCGGACGCGGCAACACACCCGCCCAGCGGACTGGGTTGAGGACATGACCGAAAACCAGGTCCGCCTCGTCGACCTGCAGCAGAAGGGATAACCAGCCATGGCCAAGACATCGGGTCTCGGGTGGTCGGTGTGCTCCGTGGATGATTCGGCCGGCACCGTCCGCGCCATCATCAACGACGTCACCAACCTCCAGTTCGCGACCCCGCGCGCTGTGCAGGACATCACGGGTATCGACAAGTCGGCGATCGAGCGGCTCCTGCTCCTCGCGGATTTTTCGATCACGCTCAACATCGTGGCGAACTTCGCGGCCAACGCGAGCCACGACGTGTTCAAGACCGTCCCCAGCACCTCCGTCGCCCGGAGCACGACCCTCACCGTCGCTGGCAAGACGTTGGCGAACGAGGTGCTGTACACGGACTACCCGCTGCAGCGGTCCGCGTCCGGCGAGCTCACGGCGTCGGTGCCCGGAGTCCTCGCCGACGGCACCGTCCCCACCTGGGCCTGAGAGGCACACGCACATGGGCTACAAGACCAAGGTCAAGACCTACACGATCAAGTTCGGCCCAGGCCACGAGCACCACGGGGCCGAGGCCACGGTCCGCGGCATGTCACTCGGCGAGTACATGGAGGCCACGGGCCTCGACGGCGGCGACGGCGACGGGGACGCCGGGAGCCTGCGGAACTTCATCGGCCACCTCGTGAGCTGGAACCTCGAAGACGAGGACACCGGGGAACCGGTCCCGCCCACCGAGAAGGGCGTCCTGTCGGTTGACCACGACCTGGTCGTGGCCATGAACAACGCGTGGATCAAGACCCTCACGGGGGTCCACAACGCTGACCCTTTGCCCGAGAGCTCGACCTCTGGCGAACAGTCCCCGGCGCTGTCGATTCCGATGGAACCCCTGTCCGAGCCCCTCGCGAGCTGAGACGAGCCCGGCTACTGCTCGGGCTCCTCGAACGCTTCCCCGGCTACACCCTCGAAACCCTCATGCAGGAGGACACCGAGCTCCTGCGCCTTGTGGCGATCGAGAAGGCCGGAACCCCTGACAGACCCGACGACGACGGAGGTGATCCCTGATGGCCGATGACGTGACGATCACAGTCCGCGTCAGCGACGCAACCGGCCCGGGGATCACCGCTGTCACACGGCGTGTCGATGGACTCGCCCGGTCCGCGAAGGACGGCGGGGGCGCGTTCAAGGATCTTCGGGCGACGATGCTGTCGCTGGCGCCGGCCGCGGTCCCGGTGGCTGCGGCGTTGGCTCCGATCGCAGTGCATGCGGGCGCGGCGGGGCTGGCGGTCGCGGCGTTCGGTGCTGCCGTGATTCCGCAGATCGGGAATCTGAAGGACGCGGCCGGCGCGCAGGACAAGTACACGCAGGCCGTTACGAAGTACGGGGCGCAGTCGAAGCAGGCCATGGCGGCGCAGCAGTTCGTTGCGGACTCGTTGGCGTCGATGCCTGCGGCGACGCAGCGGGCGTCTGCCGCGTATTCGAATTTGCGGGACACGTTCCGGGAGTTCTCTGACAGCAACGCGAAGTTCACGATGGCTCCGGTTGAGAAGTCGTTCGCGGTGCTGGGGCAGATCATTCCGAAGCTGACGCCGATGGCTCGCGGCGCGTCGACGCAGTTGGACCGGCTGGTGTCGGTGGCCGGGGGCGCGGTCAACACGTCCGGGTTCAACGCCTTGTCGACGAAGGTGTCGGACTTCGCGAACAAGAGCCTGAAGAACGCCACCGACGGCGCGATCCACTTCATGCGGGTCCTGTCGGAGGGGAAGTCATCCGGCCCGATCGCGTCGTTCTTCGCCTACGCCAAGGCTCAGGGCCCGGCCGTCAAGGAGCTGCTGACGAACGTGGCCAAGGCTGTCAGCAACCTGCTTCAGGGTGCGTCACAGGCGGGCCCGGGGATGCTGTCGTTGGTCAACGCGTTCGCGAAGCTGGTGGCGGCGGTGCCTCCGTCGCTGATCGGCAACCTGATGCAGGTGTACGCGGCGTTCAAGTTGATCAAGTTGGCGGGTGCGGGGATCGGCGTGGCAGCGGAGGGCATCACGTCCCTCCGGGCGGCTATCGCGGGGCTGACTGCGGCGTCGGCTGCTGCGGGTGGCGGGCTGGCGGGTCTGCGGGCGGCGTTCATGTCTCTGAGCATCGGCGCGCGTGCCGCCCTCATCACCACAGGCGTCGGCGCCATCGTCGTTGCTCTCGGGATGCTGTCTTCGATGGGGGACAAGACGCCGCCTGACGTCAACAAGGTGACGACGTCCCTCAAGGGACTGGCCGAGACAGGGAAGAACACCGGCGAGTCGGTGAAGGCTTGGGGCACGAACTTTGACGGGCTCAGTGAGAGCCTCTCGCGTCTTAACCCCAAGGGTTTTGACGGGTTCCTCCAGGGCTGGGCCAAGTTCCTGGGAACGGACTCGACGCAGGTCAAGACCGCGAAAGGCGACATCGACTCCCTCGATAAGTCCCTGGCCGATCTCGTCAAGGGAGGTAAGGCGGACATTGCCGCCAAGGCCCTGGAGGCGGTTGGGAAGAAGCTCAAGCCGAAGGACTTCAAGGAGCTCAAGAGCAGTCTCGACGACTACAAGTCCGCCTTGGCCGATCAGGCATTGGAGGCGAAGCTCACCGCTGAGTCGCAGGGGCTGTTCGGGCAGGCGGCTCAGGACACGGCGGCGAAGCTGGAGGCACAGAAGGCCAGCGCTGACGGGCTGCGCGGTGCGATCCAGGCCCTGAATGACGTGCAGCGCCAGGGCTTGGGCGGGATGATCGGGTTCGAGGGAGCCATCGATGCCGCGTCGAAGGCGGCGAAGGACAACGCGGGCGCGCTGAGCATGACGAACGGGGTCCTCAACCTAGGCTCGGAGAAGGCCAGGAACGCGGCCAGCGCGTTGCAGGACCTCGCGGACAAGACCGACTCGGCCGCTGCGGCATCTCGTGAGAGCACCAACTCGTGGGAGGGCGCCAACGCCATCTATGCCCGCGGCCGTTCCGAGCTGATCAAGTCGGCGCAGGCTATGGGTCTGAGTAAAGGCGAGGCGAAGGCACTCGCCGATCAGATCCTGCGGATCCCGGACAAGACGGCCCGGGTGAAGATGGACACCGAGGACGCGACGAACGACCTCAACTCGTTCAACGCCGCGGTGAAGCGGACACCCGGGGCGAAGAGCGTCACCCTCAAGACGCTGTCCAAGAGCGGCGAGCAGGTGCTGGAGTCGTTCGGACTGAAGGTCAAACGACTGCCCAATGGGTCGGTCACGGTCTCCACGAAGGGCGGCGCCCTCTCCGCGATCAACAACATCGCCGCAGCGCTGCGCCGGCTGAACGGTAAGACCGCCACGACGTGGACTTTCCACAACATCAAGACGAACTACTCGACCTCCAACAGCGTCTCCGGCGGCAAGAGTGTCCACGACATGGTCGGCAGCGCCAACGGCAACATCTTCCGCGGACGGGCGTACGCGAACGGCGGCGTGGAGAACCACGTGGCCGAGATTGCGCAGCCGTCCATGCGCCTGTGGGCCGAGCCGGAGACCGGAGGCGAGGCGTACATCCCGTTGGCCACGTCGAAGCGCCCGCGGTCGATGGCGATCCTGGACGAGGTCGCCAACCGGTTCGGGTACCGGCTGGACAAGTTCGCGAAGGGCGGCCTGTCGCAGGCGGAGAAGGATGCGAGGGGCAGCCTGCGGGGCCAGTTCGGTATCTCCGCGTTCGGGCGGATGGCCGGGTATCAGCGGACCCCGTTCGAGCACAGCCTTGGCGCGCCGTCCGATCTGAGCAGTCTGGTGTCCGCGCTGAACCAGGCGAGCGGGGAGATCAAGGCGGCGACGCGGGGGCGTACGGAGTCGCACCTGCTGAAAGAGCTGAACTCGGTCGGCAAGAGCCTGATCAAGTACGAGAAGAACCTCAACAGCGTCAGCGCGTCGCTGGATAAGGCCAAGTCCAAGCTGGACGACCTGAAGAACTCGGCTTCGCAGCTGTCGGACAGCGTGAAGAGCAACGTGCTGTCGTCGGCGAACATCACCCAGGGGGCGTCCGGGAGCACGATCACGGTCGCCTCGATCATGGGCGGCCTCACCCAGTCGAGGGACAAGGCGACCGCGTTCGCCGACGCCCTGAAGGGCCTGAAGTCGAAGGGCCTCGACAAGGGGCTGATCCAGCAGATCGGCGAGGCCGGTGTCAACGGCGGCGGCCTGGAGACTGCGGGCGCACTGCTGGGGGCTTCGGGTTCGGAGATCTCGTCGATCAACTCCCTTCAGGGCCAGATCGCGAAGGCTGCCTCGTCCGCGGGCTCGACCACGGCGGACGCGGTGTACGGGGCGGCAATCAAGGCGCAGCAGAAGTTGGTCGACTCCCTGAAGGGCCAGCAGGCCAAGTTGGAAAAGGCCATGTCGCATCTCGCGTCGGTCATGGAGAAGTCCATCTCGAAGGCCATCGGGAAGAAAGCCTCGGGCGGGATCGTCGGCGCGGCCGCGTCGGGCGGTCTGCGGGGCGGGTTGACGTGGGTGGGCGAGCACGAGCCGGAGCTCCTGGATCTGCCGGTGGGGTCGCGGGTGTGGTCGGGGCCGGACTCGCGCCGCATGGCCGCTGGAGGTGGCGGTGGCCCGGCGCACGCGGTGCTGGAGATCCGGTCGAGCGGCTCTGAGACCGACGAGTTCCTTCTGATGATGATCCGCCGCGCCGTTCGCGTGCGCGGCGGCAACGTCCAACTCGTCCTTGCAGGGCGACCCGAATGAGGGAGTGATCAGTATCCATCGCTACAAGTGCTTCAACGGGCCTGCACCGACAACGGCGGCCCAGCAGAAGGTGACAACTGGCACGGTCATCAAGACCATGTTGCAGATCGCCCCGCCGTCGACGCGGCAGATGCAGCTCATTTCGTGGGGCTTCACCCTGGACGGAGTTCCGGGGTCGGCCGGGCAGGTGGAGCTCATCCAGACCGACGTGGCTGCTTCGGTCGGTACGGCGCACGTCGCCGCGGGTGTGCAGCCGTTGGACCCGAATGCCCCGGCGTCCCTCGTGCAGCTCGGCACAGCGCTGACGGGCTACACCTTCACCACGGAAGGCGCCACCACCGCCACGCGCACGTTCGACGCGAACCTCGTTCCGCCGACCGCCGGGGCGACGGACATCAACTACACGTACCAGTGGATGCCGGACGAGCGGCCCATCATCGCGGTGTCCAAGTTTCTGCGAGTGCGGGCGACGTTCGGCGCCGCGGTCAACATGACGTGCTGGATCGTTTGGGACGAGTGATCGATGCCTGGAGGTCTCGCAGCGCATGTGATGGGCTGGCAGCGGCGTATGCGCACCGCGGCCGGTCCCCTCGGCGCGTCCGGGGAAGCCTCGACCGGCGCCCCCGTGACGGTAGAGCTGCTCGTCAACGGAACGTGGGTGGACATCACCTCGTACGTCATGGTCCGCGACGACCAGGGACAGATCACCCTCACCAAAGGCATTCGCGACGAGGGCAACCAGACCGAACAGGGCAACGCTACGCTGCCGTTGAAGAACCCGGACGGAAGATTCACCCCCAGGAACCCCATGGGCGTCTGGTACGGGACTATCGGCCGCAACCAGCCGATCAGGGTCTCCGTCCCGGACGGGTTGGGCGGCAAGAGCTACCGCATCCAGGGGGAGATCCCGCGCTGGCCGGCGTCGTGGGACCCGACGGGCACGGACGTGTGGGTCGACGTCAGCGTGAACGGGCTCTTGCAGCGTCTCGTGCAGGGCCCGGCTCCCGAACGCAGCGTGATCTACAACGCGGTCACGGACCCGATCGGCCCGCAGGTCGTTGCGTACTGGTCGTGCGAGGACCCATCGGATGCGACGACGATCGCGTCGGCCCTGGCGAGCGGCTCCCCGATGACCGTCTCGGGCACCCCGGCCCTGGCAAGCTACTCCGGGTTCGGCGCGTCCGACCCACTCCCCGACCTCACCTCCAGCTACCTGTCCGGCGGCGTTGCCGCATACGCCGACCCCACCGCGACGCAGGTCCGCTTCCTGGTGTTCATCCCGGCGGCTGGGCTGTCGGACGGCAAGGTGATCTGCTCGATCGACCAGGTCGACTACAGCGCCGGCAGTGCCCAGTTCTGGGAGCTGTACTACTCCGCGACCTCCACCAGCCTCACCCTGCGCATGTGCGCGGCCGACGGGTCCCTCCTCGGCATCGAGCTACCGCACACCCTCGACGTGCGCGGCCGTCAGATGTACATCAGCGTGGAGTTCCAGGAGTCCGGGACGGCAATCACCCGCGCGGTGCGGATCACGGACGTCAACACGGGGCTCACGTATTCCGTCAACGACACGGCGAACGTGACCCAGCTGTCGAGGGTGACGAAGGTCCAGTTCGGCCCGGCCAGCCGGTCCGCGGTCGGCCCAAACGGGACCCAGTTCCTGCCCGGAGTCGCCATCGGGCACGTCACCGTAGAGAACACGATCACCGCAGTAGGCGCGCTCGGGGTGCGCCTCAACCCGGTCGGCGAGGCATCCGGGCGCCGCATTCAGCGGCTGTGTGGCGAGAGCGGGATCCCTTTCGACTGGGTCGGCGACCTCGACGACACGGTGGCCCTCGGCGCGCAGAGCAAGCAGAACCCTCTCGCCTTGATGCAGGAGGCCGTCCTCGCCGACGACGGGCTGCTGTACGAGAACCTCGCGACCCTCGGCCTCGGCTACCGGACCCGGGCCAGCCTGTACAACCAGGACCCGGCCTTGGTGCTCAACTACAGCGGGTTCAACTTGTCCCAGGTCCCCACCCCTGTGGAGGACGACCGGTACCTCGCCAACCGGGTCACCGTCAGCGTGGGCGGCGTGACGGCCACCTACGAGGAGACGTCCGGGCCCCTGTCGACGGCGCCCCCTCCGACCGGGGTCGGAGTCTATGGGCCCAACGCGAACTCCCCGCTCGCCCTGAACTTGGCCACCTCGGGCACGCCGACACTGCTGGACCAGGCCGCATGGCGTGTCCACTTGGGCACCGTGGACGAAGCCCGCTACCCGCAGATCAGCGTCAACTTGGCGCACGCGTCGATCACTCCGGACATGCGGCGGGCGATCCTCGGACTGCGGATGGGCGACCGGGTGCAGGTCATCAACCCGCCGGCGTGGCTGGGTGGGGACACGATTGACCAACTCGTCCTCGGGTTCTCCGAGAGCATCACCCATTTCCAGCACCGGATCACGGTCACCTGTGCTCCCGCGAGCCCGTACAACACGATCGGCTACCTCGACACCACGACAGCCCGGATCGACACAGACGGCAGTCAGCTCGCCGCCGACCTCGACGCGACCACGACCAGCGTCACCGTGGCCACCACCTCGGGCCCGGGCTGGGTCCAGTCCGGGCAGCTCAACACGAACCGCTCCTTCGAAACCGACTTGGCCAACTGGGTGGCTTCGGGTGCCAGCATTGCCCGTGTGGCCACGCCTGGCACACCGTCGTTCGGCGGCTCGTGGTCGATGCGGATCACCCCAGACGGAGTCTCGCAGTTCCCGAACGCGGGCTCAGAACAGATCGCCGTGACCGTGGGCCAGCAGTACGTGCTGTCCGGGTGGCTGCTGTGCGCCACGAGTCGCAATGTCGATTTGAACATCAACTGGTTCGATGTCTCCCACGGGTATCTGACGACCACGTCCAACGACCAGGCGGTCACCGCCAACGTGTGGACGTTCTTCCAGCTCACCGCCACACCTCCAGCGTCCGCCGTCTACGCGAACCTGGCCCCGACGGTGCCGAACTTCCCGCCCGTGACGGACGTCCTCTACGCCGACGAGATCATTTTCCGTCTCGCCAGCGACACCAGCGGCGATGACTTCCCCTTCGACATTCGCGTGGGCGGCGAGGTGATGCGGGCGGGCGCCATCACCCCGGCGATCCTCGACACGTTCACTCGCACCCAGGCGAACACCTGGGGATCCGCAGACACGGGACAGGCGTGGACCACATCGGGCGGCGCGGCGTCCGACTACTTCACCCAGGGCGCCGAGGCAGTGCATTCCGTGGGCGCCATCAACTCGAACCGTTTCACTATGGTCCCGTCCCCGTCGGCGGACATCGACCTGCAAATGGATGTGGCAACGAGCGCTCTGGCCACGGGCGGCCCGCAATACACACACCTCATCGCGCGCGCCACCGACGTCAACAACCACTACAACGCACGCGTCGCTTTCAACCCAGATCAGACGCTCACACTGGTGCTGGAGAAGCGTGCCGGCGGCGCCCAAACCGATCTCGCCACCGTGCCCATTCCGGGAACCCACGCGGCGGGCGCCTATTTCACCCTCCGCTTCCAGGTGCAAGGGTCCACCCTTCGGGCCAAAGCGTGGCCGCGCGGCCAAGTCGAACCGCCCATCTGGCAGGCGACCGCCACCGACACCTCACAGACGGCTGCCGGATCGGTCGGCGTCCGCTCGATCCTCGACGCCACCAACACGAACACACTGCCCGTGCTGTTCACGCACGCCGTCTTCCAACTGCTGAACCCGCAGAATTTCACGGTGACCCGCTCTACAAACGGCGTCGTAAAAGCCCATTCTGCTGGCGAAGACGTCCGTCTCGCCTATCCGACGATTCTCGCCGAGTAAGGAGGCTGTCATGCCGGAGGCCTATCCCACGCCCCTCGCAGGGCAGCGACTCGCCGCCGCACTGCTGCGGTCGATGCTGCCGCAGGTGGCCCGCAAAACTGCGGACACCCAACGTTCGGCAACGACGACAACATCCGCTGATCCTCATCTGCAATTCTCTGTCGACGCAAATGCCGTGTACATCATGGACGGCTGGCTCAAATACGACGGTGATACCGCTGGCGATTTCAAGTTGCAGGTGACCGCACCTTCTCAAGCGCTCGGCGAATGGATGGCACTGGGAGCCGGTAACAACGTCGTGGGCTCCAACGCAACGCCGACCCTCACTCTTAACACGTCGGGCGGGACGGGCTATTTGATCCGTACGGAATCCGCCGATCTGGGGGCGGGCCGAGTCCATGGCGCCCTCGGGGCTGGAGCAACGCTGGTGGTGACCATCAACGGAACGATCCGCGTCGGACCGACGTCAGGGACGGTGTCTCTGGACTGGGCACAAGGCACCTCATCCGCGACCGCCACCACTCTTTATACCGACAGTTGGCTGCGCCTCCAGCGCATCGCCTAAAGGAGTTGGGACTGTGCCCACTTACGTGATTACTGGGAAAAACGGGAGCGGTCAGCCTGTGGTGTCGGTGAATATCACCGCGATCGATCAGGAGACGCCCGTCGTGCAGGAGATCGACGTGGTGAACGCTGTGAGGGCGTTCCTTGCTGGTACGGCTGGTGTGGGCAGTGTGGTCGCGCAGCAGTACGAGCAGGTCATCACCGTCATATAGCCCGTGGTTTCTGAGGAGATCCACACCGGGACTGCTCAGGCAAGTTGGCGAGACGAACCGTATCGTCTCCTGTAGCGACAGCAAGGGAGTCTGACCATGGCCGAACTGTGGATGCCCGGGGCGATACGGGCCGACGTCGGCGGCCACGCCGCATGCGACACGCAGTACCCCGCGAAGGCGATCGCGCACATCACGTGGGACAAAAACGCCACCGCGTCGAAGCCGCAGGATCTCGTCCCCTTCGCCAACCTCAAGTCCTACTTCACCGGTGGTGGCGTGGGCATGGCCCCGCACATCCTGTGGTCGCCGTTCACGGGGGAGTTCGCGCAGTTCTACCCGGCCGACTCCCGGTCCAAGAGCGTCGTCGACTTGGCCGGCGGGACGCGAACGAACCGTGCGGGGAAGGTCGTGATCCAGGTCGAAGCGCTGTTCTTCCCGTACTGCCGGGTCGACGGCAAGGTCTACGCGACGCTGGCCGACACTCCGTGCAAGGGCTGGTCCTCCCTACAGAACTGGGTCACCTCGTGGGGCGTCCCGCAGGCGTGGCCCATGGGGCACCCGACGGACTTCTCCCCGCACCGCGGCGAGCACGTGTGGGAGACCGAAGGCGGCTGGTACGGGCACAGCCAAGTCCCCGAGAACAGCCACGTCGACCCGGGCTCGTGGCCCGAGTTCATCAAGGCGCCGAAGCCCGCGCAGAAGCCCACCTACGAGCCGTTCCCGGGGACGTCGTTCTTCAAGGCCGGCCACAGGTCCCCGATCGTCGCGGCGATGCACCGGAGGCTCGTCGCGGTCGGCTGCAACCACTACGCGAGCTCGTCCCACGCCGATGTCTGGGGCCCTGGTGACGAGCGCTCCTACGCGGCCTGGCAGCGGAAGCTCGGCTACACCGGCTCGGCCGCGGACGGCATGCCCGGTCCGTCGAGCTGGTCCAAGCTCCACGTTCCGAACGTCTGACCCATCGAAAGGAAACGACCATGTCCGACTCTTCTCTCCCCGATGTGAACACCGTGGTGAAGTCCGCGGCCACCTACGGAAAGGATCTCGCCGAGCGCGTCATCTGGACGTTCCTCGGCGCCACCGCGTCCGTGGAGATAGCCGCGGGCCCTGCCGACATGCTGCACGCCAGTTTCTGGCAGTCAGTCGGCGTGGCTGGTGGCGCCGCCGTGGTGTCCCTGGTGAAGGGAATCGTGGCGCGCTCCGTCGGTGCGAAGAACTCCGCGTCGACCGCCTCGGGCGTCTGATCTGCCCCTCGTAAGCGCTGGGAGGTCTGTTGGATTCCACCACCATCGGCGCGGTCCTCGCGTGCGTAGCTGGGCTGATCGGCTCGGTGGTGGTGTACGTGGGGAAGCGCGGCGAGAACGCTACGTCGCGCTTCAACTCGGAGATCGACCAGGTCCAAGAGGAACGCGACGGTCTTCTGAAGCGGCTCGCCGATCGGGACACGCAGATCATCGCGTTGCAGGAGCAGCGCCGCGTCGACCTCATCAGAATCACGCACCTTGAGATAGAGATCATCCGACTCGGAGGAACACCGATCCCATGACCCGGACCGAGCGCACGATCGTCCTGCACTGGCGGGGTATCGCGACCCTGTGCGCGATCCTCTGCCTGTTCGGGATCTCGTGGGCGTTGTGGCATCGCATCGACTCCTCGGACCGCAACTATGCGGCGGCCGCGGCTGAGGCGAACAAGCGGGGCGATGCGGTGTCCACGCTGGCGGGGGATGTGCGGGCGCTGCGGGCGCAGGTGCAGGCGCGGGGTGGGACTCCGGTGGCTCCGGACCCGACGAAGGCTGTGGACAATCTGCCCGCACGAACGGAGGTCCCGGTGCCGATCCCTGGGCCGCAGGGCCCGGCGGGTTCTCCGGGGCCGTCCGGGTCTCCGGGGAAGGCGGGCGCGACGGGGTCCGCGGGCAGTCCCGGAGCGGTCGGTCCGGCCGGTCCTGTCGGACCCACAGGAGCCCAGGGCGCGCAGGGACCGGCTGGACCTGCGGGGCAGGACGGGACGAACGGACGTGACGGGCAGGATGGGCAGACCTGCCCGGACGGATACAGCCTTCAGGCGCCCTCGTACGACCCGGATGCGCTGGTGTGCCGCCGCGATGGCGCCCCCGATCCGGGCAGCAGCAGCACCCCGACCCCACTCGCCGCAGGCCTCGACCCGCGCCGCAAGTACCTGTGAAAAAGCCCCCGGGCACCACCCCGGGGGCACTGCTGTACGGACCGGCCACGGTGCAACGTCAGCACCCCGACGGTAGCGGAGGGGCGCCGGGATTTCTCCCCACGGCTGGGGAGTTCAGCGAAGTTCTACGCGGCCTCGACGACCTCGGCCCGGACCGCGGCCGCCCACTCCACCAACAGCCGCTCGTACGCCTCGCGTTCCTCCGCGGTGAGCTCCGCCCGCGCGCGCGGCCACAGGGCGCGGATGTCCTCATTCACGACCGCAGCAGGCCGCACAGCGCCGCTAGGCAGAGGGGTGGGGGACATGAGACAAGCCTACGGGCCACTGCGGACATAGGCACGCCCCCTGAACAGGCCCGCAGGCCGAACAGGGGGCGCAACCGCCATATCCCCCACGCGGAGGGGGAGTAGCGTTCTGAGTGTCTAGGTCAGAACGGAGTCCAGTATGCCCGAGCACACCGACACCGCACCCCCTACCTTTGGCCAGCGCGTCCAACACGCCCGCCTACGCACCGGGAAAACCCGCGCCGTCGTCGCAGGCCTCATGGACCAGTCCGCCGAGTGGGTCAAAGCCATCGAGACAGGCCGCATCGGAATGCCCCGCCTCCCGAAACTACTCAGGCTCGCGCACGTCCTCGGCATCGAAGACCTCGCCGAACTCACCGGCGAAGAACGCCTCGCAGCCGCCACCTACACGAAGGCGGAGCACGGCGCCCTGCCGACCGTGAAGCGTGCTCTCACCACCTACCAGCTCGCCCCCGACGACCGCGAGCCGGAGTCCGCGGAGATCCTCGCCGCCCGGCTGCGGACCGCATGGAAGCTGTGGCACGACAGCGACCCCCGCACCAACCACGGGACGACGGTGGAGGGGAACCGCACCCGCATCGTCGGCCTACTGCCCAGCCTCCTCGCCGACACCCAGCACGCGGCACGCGCCCTTGAAGGGGCGGAGCGCCGGCGGGCGCTGGTCTCGCTCGCGGAGACCTACCACCTCGCTCAACTGTTCCTCAGCTTCCAGCCCGCGCCGGATCTCGTCGTCCTCACCGGCGACCGGGCCATGACGGCTGCGCAGGACGCGGACAGCCCGCGCGCGATCGCGGCCGCCGCCTGGTACATGAACCACGTCCACCGTGACGCCGGAGAAGCCGCGGAGGCGCGCGTCGACCTCGCCGAGCAGGCCGCCGCCCTGTTGCAGGACAGAGAGGACCCGGAACACATTGCCCGCCGCGGGCTGCTGTATCTCGCGGTGGCCCTGTCGTACGCGAAGACGGGCCAGCAGGGGGATGCGTGGCGGTACTGGGACAAGGCCGACGACGCTGCCCGCCAGCTCGGTGACGACTACGCGCACCCCTGGTTGGTCTTCGGGCGGGGCATCGTCAACGGGTACGCGATCACCATGCACAACGATCTGATGCAGCCCGCGAAGGCGCTGGAGGTTGCGGACGCGCTGGACCTGGGCCAGATTCCATCGGCGACGCGCCGCTCGTACCACTTGATCGAGTCGGCCCGGGCGCACGGAATGCTTGGGGAGGGCACGGCCGCGGTGTCGCTGCTGGGGAAGGCGTTCCGTGAGTCTCCGGAGACGATCCAGTACAACTTGCACACCCGGTCGGTGCTGCCGGAGCTGGTGAAGTCGGGGCCGCGGATGGTCCGGGATGACGCGTTGGGGCTGGCGCGGGAACTGGGTGTGCCCGTGTGATCACGTAGCGGGTAGGAACTGTACCCGTGGCCGAGGGGGTAGGAGGTGTACCCCCTCGGCTTTCTGCTGCGCCTTACGGTCCCGGATGTGAGACGGATCACCGTGACCGCGGAGGCGTGAGACATGCAAGCGGAAACCCACACCAGCCAGGCCAGCGTGCTCGACCTGTTAGCCATCCCTGGCGTCGCCGGACTGTCTGAGCACCAGGTCCGCGGGATGGCCTGCGTGTGGGACGGTATCGCCCTCACGCCCGCGACCGCGGTCGACCTTGGCGTGCAAAGCGCGAGCCGCGCCGGGGAGCCCGTGTCCTGGTACCCGCGCGGCTGCCGCGCCTGCACCCGCCGCGCCGCGTATCGGGCCCTCCTGGACCACACCCAGGACTGCCACACATGCAAGGACTCCGCCCCGGGCTGCGACCAGGGGCACGCGCTCCAGCAGCTCGCCAAGCAGGGCAGGGCAGCCGCATGAGCGGGCGGAAGCCGGCGTTCCCGGACAATGAGGAGAAGTCCCGCGCAGCCGGGCGGGCGGCGGGCTACTGCTGGGCACGGAACCCGCGCAAGGCGGGCCGCTGCACACTCCGGCCCGGTCACGCCGGCAAGCACGTCGACCGCTTCAACGGCCGCCGCAGCCTCACGGACACGTCCGGGAGCACGTGGTCATAACGACCCCCGGTCTCTACCCCACTGAAGACTCCGCTGCCGACCTGTGTTGCCAAACGGCAGCGGTGAACCCGCGGCGCGCGCTGGGTAGACCGTGACGCCGCGGGTGGGTGGCCGTCTGGTCCGACGGGACAGACGGCCACCCGTCAAGAACAACTACTGAAAGGCGCACCATGCACAACACCGACGACCTCACCTGGGCCACGTCCAGTTACTCCGGCGGCAACGGGGCCTGCGTCGAGGTCGCCAAGACCACCGGCGGGGCGTTCTTCCGTGACACCAAGGACCGCGGCATTCCCGCCGCAGCCGCCTCGGGCGACGCTTGGGGCGCGTTCCTCCAGGGCGTGAGGGCGGGGACGCTCGGCGCCTGACCCCTTGCAAGACGTTCCACTGCCGGGACCGCCCCACGCCCGGCTGTGGGATGAGGACGGCCGCTTGTCAGCGGTGGCCGTCGTGACCCGCCGCAGTGCTCCCGATGGGCTTGCGGCGGGTCACCTCACGAGGTCGACGAGCGGGGTGTCGAGGGCGTCGGCGATGAGGATCAGGTGGTCGATGAGCGTCGCGTACGCGCCGTTCTCGATCCGGTTGATTGTCTTGCGGTCCAGGCCCGTCGCCTCGCCGAGCTTCTCCTGTGTGAGCTTCCGCTCAGTCCGGGCGGCGCGGATGCGGTCTCCGATGGCCTGTCGGCGGGCGAGTACCCGGGCGGGCAGGGGATCGGTGGGCACGCATACACGCTGGTGGCGGGCGTGATCATTGTCTGTACCATCGTTGGTACATTTGCGAGATCGCGTTCCGGCCAGAACGCAACCAACTTCGAATAAAACACTCGTTCGAGTGATGTGAGTTAACTGTCATTGCGCGTGTGCAAATATTGAACACACAATTAGCTGTGCCACCCATGCATCGGCCGCCCACCCTGGCGCGCCCCCACCATCCCGCGCCCAGCATCAGGTGAAAGCCCCCATGCACGAAGACCCCCCACGCCCACCAGCGCGCCTGACCGACATCCAGAAGGCCCAGATCGACTACGCACGTCGCGACCTGGAAACCTTCCGGGCCGAGGACCTTGCGCAGCTGGAGCCGGCGTCCCTGATCCTGATCGTCGAACAGCTACGCATCCGCCTCTACGAGACGCTGGAGCTCGTCGACGAGGTCTGCGACGCCACCCCGCCGGACCAGCCGGACCCAACAAATAACCACCCCTAAACCACTTTGTGGCTCCACAAGCCTATTTAGGGATGGCAAGACTTCGCTAACATCGACGCATGCCCTACGCGCCCGAATACCTGCACCTGGTCATCCCCGGCGTCACCTTCGAAGCCCTGCTCTACGGCCGCAACAGCGACGACTCCACAAGCAGCGGCGCCTCCGTCGAAGACCAACTCGCCAACGGGCGCGGTCTCTGCAACAGACACAACTGGCGCATCCGCCGCGAGTTCAACGACACAGACGTCTCAGCCAGCCGCCACGGCCGCAAGGTCCGCGACGACTTCGAGGCTCTGATCGCCTCCATGACCGAGGAGCCCCCTCCCCGGGGCGTGCGACGCATCGTGATCGCCTTCGAAGCATCCCGCTATTACAGGGACCTGGAAGCCTACGTCCGCTTCCGGAAAGCATGCCGGGACACCGGCACCCTCCTCTGCTACAACGGCCAGATCTACGACCTCAGCCGACGCGATGACAGCAAGGCCACGGCCATGCACGCCATCGATGCCGAAGACGAGGCCGAAGGCATCCGCGACCGGAACATCCGCACCACCAACTCCCAAGCCCAGGCAGGCATGCCGCACGGCAAAGCCATCTACGGCTACATCCGCACCTACCAGACAGTCAGCGGGCGCAAGCGCTGCACGGGACAGACCGAAGATCCCGTGCGCGGGACCTACGTACTCCAGGCCCTGGAGCGCATGGACGCTGGTCACTCCCTCAGGGCCCTCACGCGATGGCTGCGCTCCGAGACGGACGCGGCACGCCCGGACGGTCGCGAGTGGAAAGAGCAGGCGGTCCGGCAGATGCTGCTGAACCGGGCCTACCTGGGTGAACGTCTTCACCTGACCACGTACATCCCAGCCGTGTGGGCTCCGATCAAGGGACTCGACACCCCGCAGGGCCGGGCCATGTTCAACCGGGTCACGGCCAAGCTCACCGACCCAGCCCGCCGGACGCAACGCGGCACCGAACCGAAGCACCTGCTGTCGTACGTCGCTCTGTGTGGCGAGTGCGGCGACCACGCGGTCTTGCGCTACCTCGCTCCGAGTGGCGTGCGGAAGACGACGCTGGTCTGCAAGGAGAAGTTCGATACCTCCATCGTCATGGCCGTGCTCGACGCCTACGTCGAGGAAGCGGTCCTCGACTGGTTCAGCGATAAGAAGACGGCGCGGGCTGCGCTGGTACCGGCGGACGACAAGGTCAAGGAGAAGGCGGCCGCCACACAGAAGCTGATCAACGCCTACGAGGAGCAGCTCGCCGAAGCTCGCGCTCTGGCCCATGAATTCGACAAGGAAACCGGCCGGTTCAAACTGTCCGCGGGCTCGCTCGCGGCGATGGAGTCGCGGCTGGAGCCGAAGCTGGAGACGGAGCGGAAGAAGCTGACGACGTTCACGGGGGTGTCGCCACTGCTGCTCCGGATGCTGGAGTCGAACGATCCCGACCTCGTATGGAACGGACGCCCCCAGACTGCGGACCAACCTGCGGAGCCGGGGCTCACGATGGATCAGAAACGCGAGGTGATCCGGAAGATCGTGACGGTGCGTCTGCACAAGGTGAAGTCGACTGGCCGGCGCGCATTGGATGACGGCCGTATCCGGCTGGCGTTCTTCGGTGAGCCGGGGTTCAGGGCCGGACGACTCCGTGCTCCCGCGACCGCTCACGCTGCGGCTGGCCTTGCGGCTGCTGGTGAGGGAACTGGATGAGGTT